AAAAGTAACAGCAACATAGCTCAAGAGATAACTGACTCAATCATTACTCAATTAGAGAATGGCGTCGCTCCATGGGTAAAACCATGGTCTAACGTGGATACGTCAGCGCCACACAATCCGGCTAGTGGCACTTATTACCGTGGCGCTAATTTCTTTTGGCTCACCATGCTCTCAAGTGCTGGCGTTTATGGCTCTAGCAATATTTGGATGACATACGCCCAAGCTCAGAAAATGGGCGCTCAAGTTACTAGCCGAGCCAAGGGTAAGGGCGTACAAGTGATTTTTTACAAGCCATTGACAATACAGGGCGCTTTAAATCCCGAGACTATGCAACATGATTCAAAAGTGATACCAATGCTTAAAACCTATACCGTATTCAATGCGGATTTTATCGACGGTTTGCCAGTAGATGACATTGAGCCCGTAACCGTTGATGAATTTCAGTCACTCGAGGAATGTGAGCGCTTTATTGCTAGCACTGGCGCTACTATCAAACACGGCGGAAATAGCGCTTTTTATGCGCCGGATTCTGATTTTATTCAATTACCCGAGAAAACGGCTTTCAATACTAACGCCGATTATTACAGCACGGTTTTACATGAGCTGAGCCATTGGACGGGGCATAAATCCCGCTTAGATAGAGATTTTTCTAAATCTAAACGATTTGGGGACAATGCCTACGCCTTTGAGGAATTAGTGGCGGAGCTCGGGAGCGCCATGTTATGCGCTCACTTGCGTATTGACGGCAAATTGCAACATGCTAATTATTTGGGCTCATGGCTCAAGGTATTAAAAGCGGATAGCAAAGCAATTCTAAAAGCAAGCGCCGAAGCTCAGAAAATCCTCGATAAGCTCGTTAAGCATGAGGATATAGGGCAAGAGCTTACTGAGGAGCTAAAAGTTGCTTAAACGTGGTTTTAAACGGTTTGCCGGTACCGTTTTACCGGCTACTTACTTAAATTGGGGGATATATGGAACTAACAGAGTATTTCAGCGTTGTAAAAATTGAATTTGCGGGTAATAACCACTATTCCCGTAATGAGCGGGAATATCGGGATTGGATAAAAGCGCTCTATTTTGAGGAATATGGCATAAAGCTAGATGATTCAGAGATTACAGTAGAGCCGGCATAAAGCGCTTACTCTAAGCCGGTTTAATTAAGCCGGTTTAGGGATTGGCACTTGCTAATCATTACCTAACACTTAATGGGGGATTTATGCAATTTAAGACTGATAACGTGAGCGTAACCGGTACCAGCTTGCAAGGGTACATTGAAGCTAATTATGCCGATTTGGTAGAGGTTTTTGGGATGCCTAATCCTGAAAATTGCGACAACTATAAAACTGACGCCGAATGGGATATTCAATTTTCAGACGGCACAATAGCGACGATTTATAACTATAAGGACGGTAAAAACTATTGCGGGAGTGATGGATTAGACCTTGACGATATAAAGGAATGGCACATTGGCGGTCATTCTGAGAGCGCCGTGGATATGGTTAAAACGGCTATCGAGTGCTATTACATTACCAGCTAGTGAGTCCATGATGATTAGATTATTAAGCCTATTAGTAGTATTCATTTTATTTTGTATGTTTGCCGTATTGGGTGGATACGCCGTTGCCGAGTTTTTGACCGGCGTTGACCCTTTTTATAACTGACTGGGGGATATATGAGAAACGACCTAATGAATGAGATTGTGGAGCAATTAAGACTATTAACTGAATCGTCGAATCGCTACGTTGAAGACGGCTCATGGTTGGAGCCAATGACTGACGATATACGCAATTCAAAGGCGCTATTAAAGCGGTACGAGAGGGCTAAAAAAGCGCTATCTATGATGACTAACGCACCAGCTAGCAAGTCCATTTAACTATTTGGGGGGATTTATGAAAAAGTATCAAGTTTTAATTGCTAGGAATGAAACCACAATTTACACAATCGAAGTAGATGCAATAAGCGAATATGATGCCGAAAAAAACGCTTATAAAAAATGGGCTAATGGTGATTATGAAACAGAAAAAGTAGTTTATGGCGAAGAAGATACTCACGCCATTGAAGAAGTAATCAATGAAAACAAGAGTAATGTTTTTATGCCAGCATTGAGCGATTAAATCTATGAATGAATACCTTAATGAGTATCTAGTGGAGTATCGCAACTCTCACGGCTTGCCTTGCTCTATTACAGTTTTTGGTCATAATCCTGATGAGGCTAGGGCAGATGCGCTAGGTATTTACCCTAACATTCGGATAGATTCCATTAGTTTAATAAACCAAAATTATGCACAGGGAGTAAACAGATGCCTAAGACCAACGCAAAAATAAAAGTAGTTGAAGACGTACAGACAGAAGTACCTAAGACCTTACTAGATGGTCGTCCATACATACATTCAAGCAAGACCAATTTATGGCGCACATGGGAAAAACTAGGCTGGACTCCGCCGACACGTAATCAGAAGTACATTACCCGCCAGCGAGCCCATTATGGAATTGAGGTACACCCTCTTGACATATCAATAGTAAATACCTAATATCTATTTAACCTAACTACCTAAAAAGGGGGAAGTATGAAGTTATGTATTGATTGTAAGTACCTATCTCTACCGAGTGGAGAGTCAGAAGATGCGCCTAGCCATGGGGTATGTATGCACCCTAATAGCGTTATCGTCAATCCCGTCAATGGCGCTATGCGTAAGCTATTAGCCACTGATGCTAGACAATCGCACTTTAGCGGTTGTGGACTAGAAGCTAGATTCTATGTGCCGATTCACCCAACAGATGACGACGGATGGCTGGATAAGGTTTTCAACAAGGTAGCACACGCTTAACTTAACAAGGGGATTGTATGAAAAGCACTGTAAAAATGGTAAAGGGTCGAGGTCGCCCTAGAGGTAGTAAGAATAATGTTGTAAAAACTCTCAAGCCAGAAATATTTGACCAATGGACTCAGTATGAGAAAGAGCTTGAGCGTAAAGACAATACGCTAGAGATTATGCGAGATGAGATTAGACAGCTAGAGGGCTATCTCAAAGACCAAAAAGAAAAGAACGCCTTTTTAGAGCTAGACATTAGCCACTTAAAAGACATCATTAAACGATTGGTGGAACACCTATGATGTACTTATCCTTACTACTCTTTGCGTGGGTATTCCACGTAATTATCAAGATGATGGACTTTTCAGATGAGTGATGACTTTAGCCCTGAGAATAGGCGCTCGGCTTTGTGGAGTGGGGACTCCCGCAAGATTGCCAATGGTCGAGCTGGTGAGGTTTATCTTGAAAAGATTGGGGAAAAGACAATCGAGAACCTAGACCACATTGAAGCTGTGCAGTGGGGCAAGCGCTTACAGGATACGATTGGACGCTATGTAGGGCAGAAACTAGGCATGGAACTGAAAGAAGCGGACTATGCCTTAACGCACCCAAAAGAGTCCTATATCAAATCACACTTTGACTTCATCTCAGCAGATGCCAAGGTACTTGTAGAGGTTAAGAACTACAACGCTGGAGTGCGGAATAAGTTTGGTGATGATGGTACGGACTTTATACCGCCAGCAGACTTAGCTCAATGTATCCATGAAGCTACTGTGCATAACGTTGACCAAGTAGTTTTAGGGGTTTTATTTGGGGGTCAGGAACTTTGTTGCTTTCCCGTCAATGTAAGCCAAGAGCAGAAAGACCAGCTCATAAGGACATTGGCTGAACTGTGGGGGCATATCCAAGCGAAGAACCCGCCACTTCCTGAGAGCTCAGAGGACGCTAGGCTACTGTGGAAGCAAGATGATGGGGCTACCATGATTGCTAACCGCAACGTGGAAGTGATGTGCCAGCAACTCAAAGATGTCAAGACGCAAATCAAACTTCTTGAGGAACAGGAAGACAAGTTACAAGGTGTCGTTCAAGGCTATATGCAAACCGCTTCAGACCTAATGACACCGGCTGGAGAGATACTAGCCACATGGCGCAGTGCTAAAGCGTCTAAACGATTCTCGGCAGACCTATTCAAACAGGCGATGCCAGAAGTGTACGAGAAGTTTGTAGTTGAGCAGTCAGGCAGTAGAAGGTTTTTAGTTAAATGAAGCACGTAGGAACTTACCTAAAGGGGATTAAACAAATGTCGCAAATTCAAGTAAAGAACACCGCACCACCGATTGCCTTAGACCCAGCAGTAATTGAGTCATTGGTTATCAATGGGGACTTATCTAAGCTAAAGCCTGAGCAAAAGGTTATGTATTACAACTACCGATGCCAGCAAGCCGGACTAGACCCAGCAGCTAAACCATTCGATTTATTACGACTTAACGGGAAAGAGGTTCTCTATGCAAACGCCAGCGCCACTCAACAGCTATGTGCGATACATGGGCTATCAACGCAAATTACGCACCGTGAAAAGGTTGACGACATCTATTTGGTATCCACGAGATGTACGGGTAAAGATGGGCGTGTATCGGAGAATCAGGGTGCAGTCTCCATCGGTTCGCTTAAAGGCGATGTACTCGCAAATGCCATACTCAAAGCTACAACCAAGGCTATTAGGCGCACTGTACTCGCCCACTGTGGGCTGGGTATGCTCGATGAGAGTGAAACGGAAACCATTCCCCAAGCGCAGAGGGTGGAACTTCAGCTTCAGAACCCGACCAATCAACAAGTGGTATCACTGGAAGATATCCCATCGGACGAGTTTGAATTAAATGCTGCACCCGAGAGAGCATGGAAGTTATGGGTGCCAAACATGGAACAACCCTATGCTGTATATCCAAGCTATGAGGATTACAAGGCTGGAATGTTTGAACTGTGCGACAAGATTATTAACAATAGGAAACTAGATGATGTGGAAAAGCATAAAAAACTTCGTGAATTGGCTAATGCTAACGAACAGAACACCAGCGGACTCAGCAGCCATGAACGCATACAATTTACCGCAAAGTTTGCCACCATCAGGAGCGCCGAAGACACAAAAAAGCACGAAGCCACGCAGAATGGGTAGCCAAGGAAAAACAAAAGCTAACCAACCTACCGCTACATCTAACCCAAAAAGAAAAGGTGCTGTGGTGGCTAAGAGAAAAAGGCGGACTAACACCGATGCAAGCGTATGACTTTATGAATTGCACACGGTTAGCAGCAGTAGTGTATGACCTTAAATCAGAGGGTCATAACATTATCAAAGAAGATATGCGTAGCCCGTCTGGTGCGCTGTATGCGAAGTATCACTTAATGGGAGCAAGAAAATGAGTATTTTAAAATCAGGCGCATCTATACCGCAAGACGGCAAGGGAGTGCTATTTCAAAACAAAAAGACCAAGGACACCCATCCAGACTACAAGGGCACTGTCATGCTAGACGGCAAGATGTACAAGCTCGCTGGCTGGATTAAGAATACGCAATACGGGCATTTGGTCAGCCTGTCTTTGGACACCTATCAGTCTAGTGCTGAACGTGGTCCTATTGAGCGTGAAGTTCGTAATGACCAAGACGTACCTTTCTAACCAACCAAGGGGATTAGTATGAAAACATTAGTCGCAGTGCTTTTCGTTGCTTTATCATTCAATACGTTTGCTGCAATTAAATGCCAACCTGATGGACGAGGCGGTATGTGTTGCTGGGATACAACAACACAAGGTCCATTTAAACCGATTACTTGCTGATGTTGATATTGAGCCTACCTTATCCACCGTCTATCAATAGCTATTGGAGAGCGAATGGTCATCGTAGGTTCATCTCAGCAGAAGGGCGAAAGTTCAAAGAGGATGTATCGGAGTATGTCATTGAGTACAGAGTGCCTAAGTTGGGCGCTGAACCGCTTGATGTACACATTACGCTACATCCAAGAGATAAACGCAAGACGGATATAGACAACCGAGTGAAGGCAGTCTTAGACGCTTTGCAAGATGCTGGAGTATTTGACGATGATTCTCAAGTAGAGAGTCTCACCGTCATACGTGGAAAGCCCGTTAAAGGCGGGAAGTCCATGGTAGTTATTACCCCCCTCCAGTCTGAAGGAGATATTAGGTAGCTTGCGCCGGTCAGGTATTCAGACAACCGGCACTTATTTTAGGGATTGAGATGACAACATTTACGACAGAAGACAGACAAGAAGCAGAGAAGCCACACATTTTTGTAGCTACTCCAATGTACGGTGGTATGTGCGCTGGGTACTATACCCAGTCCATCATTAGCTTAGTTAATGTATTTAGGCAAGTGGACTTTGATTCTAGCTTTTCATTCATGTTTAATGAGAGCTTGATTACACGGGCTAGGAACGCACTGGCTAACAACTTCCTCAAGAGTCCAGCTACTCATCTGATGTTTATTGATGCGGATATTAAGTTCAATCCAGCTGAGATACCGCTTATGGTTCATGCCGACAAGGAGATTATCTGTGGCATTTATCCTAAGAAAGAGATTAACTGGAAGACAGTCAGGTCTGCCATTGATGCTGGCGTAGAGGACGATAAGCTACCTACGCACACTGGCTCATTCGTAGTCAATCTTGTTGGCTATGAGGGCGAGGTTACTGTGCCGATTAACCAGCCATGCGAGATTTGGAATGGTGGCACTGGCTTTATGTTGATTAAGCGAGAAGTGTTTGAGAAGCTAGCAGACAAGGTGCCAACCTATAACAATGACGTGCGAGACCTATCTGGCAACGTAAGACCTGAGTCAGAGATTAAGGAGTACTTTGCTACTAGCATTGAGCCGGGAACAAACCGACTGCTCTCAGAGGACTATCACTTCTGCAAGATAGCTAGAGATAATGGGATTAAGGTTTGGGCTGCTCCATGGGTACAGCTCGGACATTTGGGAACCTATCTGTTTGACGGGAAACTATTGCAAACTCCATGATGCGTAATCTAGCTGCTCCACACATTAACTTTGAGGAGTTAAGTGGTTTGTTGGGAAAGGTTTTGCCATCTAATATTGACATGGTTTTGGAGCATTGGGATAAGTTTTTAATTGGCGAATGGAAAAGAGAGAACGAAAAACTTAGTTTAGGTCAGCAAATATTATTAAAAGCGTTTGCAAAAATGCAAAATTTTACAGTCATTGTTGTTCAAGGCAATACTGATAATGAGATGATAGTTGATAAGTTTTGGAAAATTGAAAAAGACGGAACTCCAAAAATCGCTGGAAGGTCCTTGCAAGAATTTAAAGATTTTATTATTGACTGGTATTTATTGTCTGAGGCTCCATGACCATCTCGCTTGACCTAGGATGTGGAACAAATCCACGTAATCCTTTTAATGCGGATGAGGTGCATGGCTTTGACTTGCGTTCAGGGATTGACTTAGCCATTGAGCCAATACCTTATGCAGATAACTCTGTGGACTACGTTAGTGCTTACGACTTTTTTGAGCATATCCCAAGAGTTATCTACCTAGACCGTAAGCCACGCTTTGCTTTTGTGGAACTGATGAATGAGATTTATCGGGTGCTAAAGCCTGACGGTAGTCTGTATTCGTTTACTCCAGCCTATCCACATTCTCCAGCGTTTCGTGACCCAACCCATGTGAATATCATTACTGAGGAAACATTCCCGATGTACTTTGCTGGTGGATGCCTAGCTAAGATGTACGGGTTTAAGGGAGTGTTTCACGTGGAACATCAAGAGTGGTCGATACCCCACCTAATTACAATACTTAAAAAGCCTATCGGCTAGTTTTACGTTTGGCTGTTTTAGCTGAACGGATAAAGGCTTCCTTGGTTGGATAGCCTTTCTGTCCGGGCTTCTTCGGTGGTAAGCCCTTTTCTCTGCGTTTATTGATGTTGTAGTACAAACCCTTCTTTACCGGCATTTCCATCTCCTTAACGATGCTTTAGCCCTTGTTGCTGGTCCTTTAGCCTTACGCACAACGCCAGCCATTCGGGCACAGAATGAGGCTTTACGCCCTTTCTCGGACTTAGTACGAGGGTTAGGTGCTGGAGCCTTTAAATCGCTTCCTGTGGCTCGATTTAACTTAGCTCTACCTTTAGCAGTCAAGCCAGCCCCACGAGAGACTGGGAGCTTCTCTCCACGTCCAATCGACAGGCTAGTGCTTTTCTTAGGCATAAGGTCTAGTTAGCTTAAAAATAAGGCACGTTCATCGTTCCTGCGGGTTACTAGACCTTTTAGTACTTTACCCCCAGCCAGCGTATATTTCAAGAACTCTTCTGCCGCTTCTTCCATTTCGCCCCGAATAACCTTCTGACGGAGGGTGCTGCGC